AGATTTTATGACCGTGCTTCATGTTCATAAGCCCTTCATAAATTGCTGTTGGATAAGCATTTGGTGCGCTGGGTTGTGCAACCACATCTATAGTGACTATTTCAAAGTCACTTACATGTCCTGTTCTGTCGTCAACGTTGCCGCTGCCACGACTGCTGACACCCAGCTTCACGCCAGATGTCAACAATGATTTAACCAGTTCTCCCATGGGAGTTGGCAATATCTTCAACTTACCGCAACCAGCATGTCCGTCCATCCACATGCCTTCCACAGTGTGGCATACACGATCCAAGTTGATTTTTAAGTCATCTGGATGGTCCACTTCACCTAACACGGAATTACCGTCACGGATTTGTTCGTTGATTGTTTCTACTGCTTTGAGAATTTCATGTCGAGGATAGGTACGTCCATTTGCATTCTCTTTGTTGCCTTCGATGCAGATACCTTTGAGGTAGAGATTTTTACCTCTGCCGCTGGCATCGTCTTCAGTTATGACTTCGATGCGAGCTTGAGTAAAGGTAAGATCTTCTCTTAGGTATTTGGATGCCATTTAATTAACCCCGGCGTCCTGGCAGTGGGCTCTTGTTGTTTTGACCTTCGCTACCAGCGCCCATTTTAGGCTTTGGTGCTGCTGAAGGCTTTTGTGTGCCTTGTGCAGGTGTATTACCAACTTTGCCGATCAAGTCTTTTGTGTTGTTGCTGTAAGCGCCAGATGCGTCATGACGTCCACCTTCGCCTGCACCAGTGTGTACTGGACGGCTGGCCATGCCTGCTTGTCCGCTGTTGGCTGCATAGGTAGACTTCTTGTTTACGCCGCCTTCTTCACTGGTCACTGGCTTTGGGGCTGCTTTTAAACTCACAGCTTCCATCATGCCTGGTTCCATTTCGTCAGTGTCATCCATTTCAATAGCGTCGCCGCCTTCGTCTGGACCAAAGTCATCGCCGTCGCCCATGTCGTCACCGCCCATGAGGTCTTCAAACTCGGCCATCAACTGGTCCAGTTTGTCTTCTAAATTCATAATGTCGTCTTTGGTTGCAGGCTCGTCGCCGTCGTCCATGTCATCACCCATGTCCATGTCATTGCCCATTTCCATGTCATCGTCGCCCATGTCTTCTTCGGCTTCCATGTTCATGTCAGATTCTTCTTCCATTTCCACGTCGTCGATCAGGTCGCTTTGAGCGTCACCGCCCATCATGCCTTCTTCAATTTCTTCTTCTGCTTCGTCAAGTTCTTCTTGACCTTCTTCCACAGCTTCTTCGGCCATTAGATCTTCATAAATCCGGCGGCTTTTTTCTACCACGATGTCATGGAAAAGCTCGCGAGCTTTGGCTTCTTCATCATTGATCACGTATTCGATCAATTGTTCAAATTTGTTCATATGGAAAACTCCTATAGGTAAAGTGTGCTGTTATTTACAACAATGCCTAAAAACTAGCTGTTTAAGGAGTGAAAAACACCAATAAATGTAAACTTTATGACAAAAAGTTTATGCTACTGGTGCTACAGGTGCTGGTGCGTATTGCTTGCGAACATTTTTGAGTTTTTCTTTGTACTCATATGCTCTGACGTCATTCATTCTTCTCAGTTTGTTGAGCTGTCTCAATGTGAGACGTGTTTTACGAAGATCGCTGGCAGTGGTCTGGCTGTTGTCTTGGCTCAGGTCCTGATAGGCAGCTGGTGCTTTTTCGTAAATTTCATTGAGAATCATACTGGTATTTATGCAGGAGGAGCAGGAGGAGCTGCTGTGGGGGCTCCTGGCGGCATTGCTCCAACAGCCGCAGATCCAACACCGTTGGGTCCCATGTCTGCCATGGCTTCGCCAGTTTCAATGTCGCTTTCCAAGGCTGACGGAGTGATACCCACAGATCTCAAGTCTTGTCCAGCATTGGTCTGCATGTCAACATCATCACGTTCTTCCAGCCACATTTCTTCATTCTGTTTGATTTCTTCGTCGGTCAAGCCCAAGAAACGTTCCAGCATGAATCTCTTGCTCATGTAAGGCAACGCTTCCAAACTGGTAAATGCTGTGATACGTGTGTTATCCAGCTCGCTTTGGCGATAGCTGGCAAAGTTTTGAGGCGCATTGAATGTTATGTCAAACAAGCTGGAGTCAAGATTGAATCCGCGCCATTTCAAAAACATTTTGAATTCATCATCCAATTTCTGTGCTATCAGTTTTTGCAGGCGTTCACAGTACTGATTGAATCTGTATTCTTGAATCAGTGCTGTGCCCACTTTGCCATCGTTCAACACAGCAGATGAATCGTCTGGTCCGGTGGGCAAATAGCTACTTGGTACACGTAAACCACGAGCCATTTTGTTGTTGAAGTACTTTAAATCGTCAATTTCGCCTAGATTTTTTCCGCCTTCCAGTGTGCTGACATCGCTGCCACGGCCTTCGGCTGTGACTGGGAAAAAGTAGTCTTCGTTGATGCTGAGTGGGTTGTATGATGCATCCATCATGTTGTTGCCACCACCGTTCATGGTGGGGATTCGCCGCTGATGCATTTCATTTTTCACCCGTTCCACAAAGGCCATGGCCAAGTGTGATGGCATGTTGCCCACGTCAATTTTGAAGATTCTGCGTTCAGGAGCACGGCTCACACGATAGATCAAGATAGCATCTTCCAGCAGTTCTTTTTGTTTGAACACTTTGTAGATCATTTCCAGCACTGATCTTCCAAAAGGCCAAAACACGTCTAGGCCTTCGTTCAGGCTGATGTGTACCACGTGCTTGGCATCCAAGCAAACTTCGTTCATGGCAGTCATAAATCTGCTGTTGCCCACACCGCCACCGGTGCCGCCATTGGGCATGGTGTAGTTGGCATTGCCTGATATGGTGCCTGTAACAGGGTTGGTCATGTAGTCTGTAGTGGTCTTGGCTGCCACAGTCATGTTTTGAAAGTTGGGGTTGATGTCACGAATCACATACTGCTCAGGACGCTTGCCTTCTGATTCGTTCACAATCACACGGGCCACTTTGCTCATGTCCACCCACATCATTTCAAATGTTTCTGGGTCACGCACAAACACTTGATCACCGTACTTGATGGTGTTGCGGAACAGTTTGAATATGCGCTGGTCCAGCTTGTTCAGCTTGACCCACTGTTTCAACTGTTTCTTGACAATGTCAATTTCGTTGTCTGTGGGTTTGTCACTCCAGCTGATGTCAAATGGTGTGCCATTTTGTTCGTTCATCTGTGTGGAGAACTCAGCAATGATATCCAAACATGCATTGATTTCACTGTCCATGTCCATGTTTTCGTACTGATTGTAGCGTTCAACACGGTTGGGGTGTCCACTGTATACTTCAGGCAGTCTTGATGCATAGTTGCGGAACACAAAATCAGCTGAGTTATCACCATCATTATTGCGACCGTATCCGGGCAAGCCCAGTTGATTGCGACCCGATATAGGGCTCATCACCCCTGAAGTGTCTGCAACTTTGAAGTATTTTTTCCAGCCTTGTGAATTTTTATCTGCCATAGTGTGTTATTTATTGTTAGTTCACAGCGGCTTGTGCTATTCGTTGGTTGCTGGACACCAGAGTTTTTTGCATGCGAGTCATGTCTTGTAGTTCGGCTAGGATTTGTTGATTGACATCATCTCGAGGTTGTGCAGTGGCCTGCAGACTGATCTTGAGATCATTCAATGCTGCTCGTATTTCAGCTCCTACGTTGTTGCTCATGTTTTTGCCCATGGCTTCAATCTTGGCCGGGTCAATGTCAGGTTGGGCCATTGAACCCAGCAATCCGCCAGCACTGATTGTGACTGGTACTGATCCATTTTTCAACGGTATAATGGCTTCTGGCCCTTTTTCTCCTATGCGAGCCAGTTGATCTCTGAGCGCAATACCACCATCACCAAAACTGTTTATTGCAGTTTCAAAATCTATAGTGGCTTTGTTTTGATTTTGTGGCAGGCCAGTTTGCCCACCAGCATCTTTGGGAATACCAGCCCATAATCCACTAAGGCGGTTGACAAAGGCTTTTTTGGCATCCGGCGTGGGGTTGGCAGCATATTCATCATAGCCGGCTTGTTTGATCAAAGAGTCAGCCAGACGATCCTGCAGATCCTTGTCAAACATCTCATCACCTTGTATTTTTAGCTGCGCAATTTTTTCTTTCAAGGTGCCCTGTACTATTTGATATGCACCCACAGCAGTGCTTTCTCCTTTTTTCAGTCCTTTTTTTCTGCGTTGGTCTTGCAAGGCCAACACCTGGTCCACTGTCATTTTGGTCAGTTCTACTGCTGCCTTTTTGCCTTCGCCTTGCTGTATGTCATAGGGATTTTCTGCTCCGGGCGTGATCTCAGCACGTTGGATCAGGTTGCGGATATTCTGCATCTGCTGAGATGTATTGTTAGACGGTGGGGCTGGTTGAACCTGCGGTGCTGGCGTTTGATTTTGTGCTCTGCCTTTGCCTTGTAGTCGATCCAAAATTCCCACACTGCCTGCTGGTCGATTGTCAGTCTGCACTGGCGGTTGATTCTGTACATTGCCTCCAGCATTGCTGGAATTTTGCGTGTTGGGTTGCGTGTTGTCAGGTGCTGGTTGAACTTTACCACTGCTTTGTCGATTTGTTGGATTTGATGCTTGGTTTGATTTTTTGTCAGACAGTTGTTGTTTGTACTCTTTCAACATCTCGTTGGATCTGTCTTTTAGATCAGCGGCAGCTTGACCATTGTACTTTTTCAAAACATCAACTAGACCTTGCAATTCTTTTGCTATGTCCTTGGCAGCAGCGGCTATCACACGGTTTGGAGCCTGCAACTGGGGTTGTGCAGATTCTACCAAGCCTTGCATTTTTAGTCCCAACTGGCGTTGGCCTTCATTAATTTGAGCCTGATCCGCAGTATTTTGAGTGGCTTGATTTCGTTGTTTGCCGTATTCTTCGTCGGCCTTTTTCATCTTCTCCACTATGTCGGTTTGCAGTATTGCTGTTGCACCTAGTGATGCATTCATGCTTATAAACTTATCATTGAAATTGCCTGTGAGTCCAAGCACTGTGCCAACTGAATCTCCTGTTTGTGCCACCTGTTTCAGTATTGTTTGTGCAGCTTCAGCTGGCTTGATAGTACTGTCCAACATTTTTCGCAGTGTGGCAAATGCTTCAGGAGCCGATCGTTGCAGCTTTGCTGCGGCTTCACTGGCACCCGGTCCGCCAGCAACCATGTCTCTGGCCGCCGCGGCAATTTCGGGAGCCGCGTCGGACATGTAATCGTTGAACGTGGTCATGGCTTTGACACCTTCGAAATTTTTTGCCAGTGTCATGGCACGCATTTTGGCTGCGTATCGCTCTTCCTGCATAGCTGCGTTTCTGGCAGCTTCACGTGATTTGCGATCCACCCCGGTGATCATGGTCAGTTTGTTTTGTTCATCTATGTAAGCCCGAGCACTTTGGCCCAACTTTACTGTGTCGCTGATTTCATCTTTTGTGTTTCTGCCCAACTGGTTTTGCAGTTTGAGATAACTCATGGTGGCATCGTTTATGTCTTCCTGAGTCATACCTGTGCGAAACAACTCCTCGCGATTCATGTTGACCTGTGCTGATGACAGTGCTAGAGCTTTGGCACCTTGACGCACTGTGCCTCCTAGAGTAGCTAGATCTGCACTGCTTTGTTTTATAAGACTGCCGTATTCAGGAAATTCATTCAACATGATTCCCATTTTTTGCAGGTCACCGTACATGCCTTCTAGACCATCGCTAGCAGTGGCACCTGACTTGCTGATGTCTTGGAACAGTTTAAACTGCCCAGCAGCCATTTCATTGGAAAGTTTGGCTGCCTCCGCCGCTGCGCCAAACACTTTTGTGGTAATATAGGCTGCTGCTGCCACTAGAGATTTTATGACCACGCCGCCGGGCGTGAGAACTACCAGAGCAGCCGCCGCCAAGTTTACATTTTGTTGGAATTGGTCTAATGCTGCGTTGGCTGCTGTGGCCGAAGTGTTGCCCTGATATACTGCTCGAGCATAGGCACCTGTGGCTGCTGCCAGTGTGGACAGTCCTTGCGAAGCCAAATCGGCTTTCATCCCAAAATCTCGTATGCCAGTTTGAGCGTTCAGCAGTGCCTGACGAGTGCCGGGCAGCACTTGACCAAATTGTTTCATGTCTTGGTTGACTTGTGCCAGGGTCTGCGACAGCTCTTGTTCTTGTGGGGTCATGTTTGTGTGCCTATAAGTAGAACTATATTTATAGGTCAATTATGCCCCAAACTTCTAACCCTTTACAACAGTTTTTTCGCCAACCTGCCATCTACATACGGTTGCCCAGCGATGGACAACACTGGCCACCGGGCAGCCTGGACATGCCAGCCAATCACGAGTTACCAGTGTATCCCATGACAGCCATTGACGAAATCACCTATCGCACGCCAGATGCACTGTTCAATGGACAAAGCACAATCAGTGTGATACAAAGCTGTGTGCCAAATGTCAAAAATGCCTGGCACATGCCCGGCATTGATCTCAACAGTGTGCTGATTGCCATCAGAGTGGCCAGTTACGGACACAACATGGAAGTGGACAGTACTTGTCCCAGTTGTGAATCGTTGGGCGAGTATGTGACTGATCTCAGACGTATATTGGACCAAATGACTGCGGCAGACTATACTGTTCCAATACAACAAGGCGATCTTGAAATTTATTTTAAGCCGTTGAACTATCAACAACAAAATCAAAGCAGTTTGGATCAATTTGAGCAGCAAAAGATCCTGGCTGCTGTGCCTGAAAGTGATCTCACTGACGATGAAAAAATTGCACGTATGAATCAAGCCCTGGTGCGAATCACAGAAATGACCATGGAGTTGATCAGTCAAAGCATTGCTGTGATAAAAACTCCC